TAACAAAAACACATTTAATATCCTATTTTGGAGAGCCTAATCCTGATGAAGAAACAATCGTTGAACGAATTGCTAATTGGGGTTTATGCCATTGGCGTGAGGTTTCTTTAATTGAAAGTTTGGATTTGAAATCTATATGGCGAATGTGTTTTTACGTGAAAAAAGTCAAGGCGACGGAATACACAGGGGTCAAGAATAGGTAATTATGGACGACCGAAGATAAAGTAGAGTTATGAATGAAGAAATAGTACTACCCGCTCTGTCGCAGGAGCTAATCAATAAACTTGACAAACTGTTCCCTGATAAATGTCCACTGTTGACAGACTCAGATAGAGAGATATGGTATAAAGTAGGACAACGTAGTGTAATTAATTACCTGCAACAGACTTACGACGACCAACTAGAACAAGATATAGTAACTAAACAAGTACAGTAATACCATGTGTTTTTCGCAACCTAAGATGCCCGCTATGCCGGAGATACCACCACCTCCTCCTCCGCCAGCACCACCTCCACCGCCTCTAGCTATGGCTGAGAAAGCACCTACAAAGAGAGCTACTCAACCTACTAAGCGTCGTCGTGGTACTCAACAAGTTACAGCTCGTCGTCGTCCTAGTATCGGAATGGGTGGAGGTAACGGTGGTACGGGTGTACAGCTTTCAAGTTAAATAAATAGTTATGAGAAGTTTAGATAAAAAGACATTACTTACAGATGCAACAGGTACTGGTTCAGGTACTGAGTTCCAAGTGGAAAGAGATAAAGGTTGGACATTTGTTATAGAAACTTCAGTGGCTGGTGCAGCAACCGTAGACATTGAAGCGTACTTTAGTGCCAGTGATACTTGGTATGTAGTTCATAGTCAGAGCATTACAACTGACGGTGCATACATGATTCGTGATGACCACGGACACTACGAAAAGCTAAGAGCTAACATCAGTGCTTACACCACAGGAACCCACAGCGTATTCGCTACTGGTACTGTTGACTCTCTATAAGAATGTCGCTTGTTCTTACACCGTCGATTGAAAAGCCTAGCAACATCGTCGCTCTGCCGGGTAACTTCATACGACCAGCTTTCGAAGAGTTGTATGGATTTGACGCTGTAGTCGAAGGTTTAGGTTCGTCTACTATAACAGCTACTCTTGATTCCAACCTAGAAGATGTAGACTTATCTTGTACAACTGTTACTGATGCTACCAACTACGAGTTTCAACGAGACGATAACAGTGGTTTTAGTTCACCTACAACATTACAAAACACATCGTCTACTACATTTACAGATAGTCCTACTCCCGGTTCTACTTATTATTATAGAGTGATAGCTACTGACGGTGTCGATACAAGTACTTCTAATACAGCTTCTTTGCTTGTGACTGGTATATTTGATAGCTCTTTAACATTCCCTACTATTCAAGTGTTCGACTTACAAGCTACATTTATTAAGAAAACTTACGCACCTAATTACACCATCGTTCACGCTAAAGATACAGACAAGCTATGCGTTTTCAACGGCACACAATGGGCAACCTTTAACAACGATTAGACATGAGTACATTAACAGCCACTACCTCAAGCACAAACCCGTCGCTAGGTGCAGGTGATGTAGGTAAAAGTTATTTTGAAACAGACACGAATAAGATTCTAGTGTGGGACGGCACGACTTTCTTGGAGTACGAAACTGACAGTGCGATTGGTGGTGCTTTCAGTAACAGGTATGCTATCGAGTTTGATGGTACTAACGACTACTTACAAAGCTCAAGCACCAGTCAATCCTACACATTAGGAACGCTGTCGCTCTGGTTCAAACCTGACAGTACAATCTCAAGTAGTTCATCTACTCAAACATTGGTAGGTTTTAATAGTAATTTTAATGGTATAATTCTTGGGGGAGTAACAGGCAGTTTTCCCAACGAGATTATAACCGTTATGACACCTTCTATTAATCACGCTTACACAGGATCAGGTACTATTAGTAATACAGCGTGGCACCACTTAGCGGTGACTTGGGACAGCTCTGCTACCGAATACAAAATCTACCTAGATAATGTACAAGTTAAGAACGCTCAATCGTCAGGCACAGCTTCACAAGCTACTATTGATGATCTTATGATAGGGTATCGTGATCAATACGGTGGATACTTCGATGGTAAGATAGATGAGGTAGCTATTTTTAGTCAGTCTATGAACGCTACTGAGATTCAAACCCTGTATAACAGCGGGGTACCTAGCGATCTTAGTTCATTAACTCCTACATCGTGGTGGAGAATGTTAGATAGTGATAGCGGTACAGGTTCTTCTGTTACAGATGACGGAAGCTTAACTAATAACATGGACTTGGTTAACTCTCCAGCCCCCCACGATTTAAGTATAGCACCTGATAGTATATATGTAGCATGAGAAAGTATGTAATAATTGATTCTTCTGAAGTATCGGGTGTAGACTTTGATGTGGTACTTGAAACATCTGCTAACACTTTGCGTTATTCAGAAGACGGTACTAAAACATTTGTTAAGTTCGAAGGAGACACTTCTAGCTTTTTGGATAGTAAACTACAGTACACACGGGAGGAGATGCTTCTGATTCTATCAGAACCTGAGTGGACACCCGAACAGCAAGACTGATGCACGAGACAGCTCAAGGGCTATATCACTCGTTGGAGAACCAACGTCACTCTTTCTTAGATAGAGGTCGTACTTCTTCTGAGCTTACACTTCCTTATGTATTACCACCTGACGGTCATAGCCACGCTAGTAAATACTACACACCTTATCAAGGTATAGGAGCTAGAGGTGTACTCAATCTTAGTAGTAAGTTATTACTGGCATTACTTCCACCTAACGCTCCATTCTTCCGTCTTGTTATAGATCGCTATGAGCTAGACAAAGCGAAGGATGATTTAGGAGCAGAGGGAGCAGAACAACTACGCACTGACTTAGAGAAAGCATTAGCTGATGTAGAGCGTAGCGTATCACAAGAAGTAGAAGTACAGAACTTTAGGAACGGTATCTTCCAAGCGTTAAAGAACTTGTTGGTTACTGGTAACTCTTTGTTATATCTCCCGGATGAGGGTGGTATGAGAGTGTTTAAGCTGGATCGTTATGTCGTGAAGAGAGACCCGATGGGTAACGTCACACACATAGCTATTAAAGAAACAGTAGCTCCTATGATGCTTCCTGAATCCGTAAGAGAGGAAGTATATCGACAAGAGAAAGAAAACAGTTGTGACTTATACACAGCAGTAGTTAGAGAAGATGACCACTTCAATGTGTACCAAGATGTAAAGGGTATACTTATCGAAGAGAGCGTGGGTAAGTATCCGATTGAGAAGTCCCCGTGGTTACCGTTGCGTTACACACAGATTGACGGTGAGGACTACGGCAGAGGATTTGTTGAGGAGTACCTTGGTGATCTAAAGTCGTTAGAAGCACTGACCAAAGCAATCGTAGAAGGTAGTGCAGCAGCAGCGAAGGTACTGTTCATGGTTAATCCTAACGGTACAACAAGATCAAGAACTTTAGCAGAAGCACCCAACGGTGCAATCGTACAAGGGTCGGAAGCAGACGTATCGGTGTTACAACTTAATAAGTTCAATGACTTCCGTACTGCTCAAGCTACTATGGCTGGTATAACAGACCGATTGAGCCAAGCATTTTTACTGACATCTGGAGTAGTTAGAGATGCAGAACGTGTAACAGCTGAGGAGATAAGAATGCTCAGTCAAGAGTTGGAGTCTGCATTAGGTGGTCTTTACTCTTTGTTATCACAGGAGCTACAGCTACCCATCGTCAGTCGTTTAATGGATAAGATGTCTAAGGACAAGCGTCTGCCTAAGATACCAAAGGACATCGTTAAACCTACTATTGTTACTGGAGTGGAAGCACTCGGTCGTGGTAATGATCTGAATAGATTAGATATGTTCCTAGCAGGAGCGAACCAAGTAGTAGGACCACAAGCCGTCACTCAATACTTAAACGTCAGTGATTACTTCAAGCGTAGAGCTACAGCTTTGGGTATCGAGACGGAAGGATTGATTAAGACGGAGGAAGAAATTCAACAAGCTATGCAACAGCAACAGATGATGGAGATGGCACAGAAGCTCGGAGCACCCGCAGTCGGACCCGCCATCAACGCAGCACAGGAGCAGTACATGGCACAACAAGAACCACCACCTCAAGAGGAATAACAAATGGCTGAATTACACCGAGTAGAGATTAACGAGAAAGCACCGAATGAAATCGAACCCACCGAAGAGAAACCCGAAGAAGCCGTCGAGCAGCAAGCCGAAACGGACTTACCGCAAGAGCAAAGCGACCGCCCGGAATGGCTCCCCGAAAAGTTCAAAGACCCAGCGGACATGGCGAAAGCGTACTCCGAGCTGGAAAAGAAACTTGGACAAGCTCCTAAAGAAGATGAAGCAGAAGCTGAACAAGTTGAAGAGAAAGCTGAGGACAAAGAAGAACAAAGTGAAGAGGACG